GTTCCCAGAGGCCAAGGGGCCGCAGGCACCCAACTACTACCCGGAACTGGAGCAAGGCTCCGTCATCCACAACGTGGCTGGCGAGTGGGCCGAGACGGACAGCGTCATGATCGACACGTCTGGCAACATCACCTGCGCGAACCTGACGGCAAGCGGCAACGTGGTCAGCCAGTCGGACGATAGGCTGAAGCATAAGATCGCCACCGTCGATGACGCCCTAGACAAGGTCAAGACTCTGGACACGTTCACGTATGTCCCTAACGAGGAGGGCGTGCATTGCGGTATGCCCTACATGGAGCAGGCTGGCGTCTCAGCACAGCAGGTTCAGGCCGTGTTCCCGCAGGCAGTACAGCAGACAGACAACGGATACCTCGCTGTGGACTACACGCGACTTTGCGTGCTCCTGCTAGAGGCCGTCAAGGAACTTTCATATAAGGTGGAGAACCAAGCGTAATGCTTATCAATGTACGCGGCATAGGTGAAGTCGGGGTCATATCTGATGTGGCCCCGTGGGATCTGCCGCCCAACGCACTGACAGACGGACGCAACTTCCGGGTTGTGTCTGGCAAGATTCAGGCATCAGGTGGATCGCGTCTCGTGAACACTGATGGTGAGGCTAGCGGCGACATTGGCCACATCATGCAGAGCAATGACTTCGAGGGTAACAGTACGTGGCTCGTATGCACTGACAGCACCATCGAGAGTTACTTCGATCAGCAGTTCCACACGGTACTGAGTCTGCCCGGCGAGGTAGATGAGCACGCGTGGACTAGCTGTCAGATCGGTCAGGTCACCTTCATCAATAACGCGTCAATCAACCCGGTCTACTTTACTGACTGGGACGCCAACGCTGAGGTGGCCATCAAGCTACCTTGGGTATTCGGCGGAGACCTCTGGGAAGACCGAGGCGTCAACGCTCGTATAATTCAGTCGCACAAGAATTTCGTTTTTGCTTTAGGCATGACTGAGCCAGATCCGCAGACAGGTGCCTCTACCTACTACGAGGACAGAGTCCGGTGGTCGCACCCTTGCGATCCTAACGGCGTGCCCTACACGTGGGAAGGGCCGGACGTTGACCCGTCCAGCCTTGCTGGTTACCTGACACTCGGTCGCGGCGGCAAGATCGTCGGGGCGGAGAGCCTGCGTGACAGCTTCGTTATCTACAGCGAGAAGGCACTTAACGTGCTCGACTTTACCGGCGACGCGCTTGTCTGGCGTAGGCGAACGGTCTCACAGAACGCTGGCCTGATCGGCCGGGACGCACTGGTCGAGGTCTCAGGCCGACACTACTTCATAAGTAATGAAGACATCATAGTGTTCGACGGTAACCAAGCCCAGAGCCTGCTCCACAATCGACTACGCAAGCGATTCGCTAGCACGTTGAATGAGGACGCACGGCACACGTCGTTCGCGGCACACAATCAAATGATGGGCGAGATCTGGTTCTGCGTACCCGAGGAAGGCTACGACGAACCCAACATGGCTTACGTCTTCAATTACCGGGACGACACGTGGTCGCTGAGAGACCTCAGCACTGAGCGCACGTTCTCACACGCCTGCTACGGCAACCAGCCAACAATCATTAACGAGTGGAATCAGTGGGAAGGCAAGTGGGCCAACGAGCGGACTACGTGGGCGACTGCCAACAGGCAACCGTTCGATGGCGTGATGATCGGGTCGTCCGGCCCTAACGTCTACAACATCGACACTCAGAACCCGGAAGAGGAAGGTCTGACCTGTTTCATCGAGCGGACTCACCTGCCGATAGTCGGTCACGAGGACGTGAGCACTATCACGCGCCTGTACCCGCAGGTCGAGGGCAAGACCCCGATCAAGATGTCTGTAGGCTCTCACCACTACGCTGGTGACGGTGCCCGGTGGGCAGGCGGCAAGAGAGAGTTCAGCCCGGCAACGGAGCGAAAGATCGATGTCAGGACTACGGGTGAACTTCACTCGTGGCGTGCTGAAGGCCCAGCTAACGGAAACTTCAACATCAGCGGTGTGGATGTGGAGTGGTCACCGAGTGGAACGCGATGACTTATAGAGCAGAGCCAGTACCAGAGGAGACGGATGAGGTTCTCGCTGAGTATCTCGACCGGCAATTCTTCGGAATTGATTCGCACCTGTCGCGTTTCATAGCCCCCGTTATCGGCCAGATGCCGCTACGTCGGGAGATCGGAGCAATAGTTTATGTCCGTGAAAAAGGATTTTACGGATGCGTTGAAGATCAAGGAGAGATCGTATGGAAGAAGTTGACGCTGGATTAATTGTCTACCCACGGGTAGCGAACATCAGACAGGAGTGGCACTGGGTCAAGCCAGCAATCGAAGAGATTCTGCATCTAGACCCTAACCTCACCTACAGGCCGGAAGACGTTTACCACAGTGTTCTATCAGGCGAGAGCCAACTGTGGGTTCACCCTAACTTCTTCAACGTGGCCACCATTGAGACGGATGAGTTTACTGGCGACACCACGTTCCTGTTGTGGCTCTCATGGGCCAAGGAGCGCGGAGGAGCGAACGCTGTGACGTTCGCGGACTTCTACGAGAAGGTAGCCAAGCAGTTCAACTGTTCACGAATTGAAACAAAGTCATGCCAGATGCCCGCTGTGGAGTACGCAGTTAGCAAGGTGGGATGGGAGATAACCGAAATTACTTTTGGAAAAGACCTACGGAGTTAACTCATGGGAAGCAAGAACAAAAGCAACCAGCAGAATAACAGCCAGCAGGCTTCTAACAATCAGAACGTGAGTTCTGGTATGGGAGTTAACTTTGGCGTTAACAATTCTGGGCAACAGTCGAACTCAAACAGTAGCAACTTCAGTTCGAGTTCACAGGACGTGTGGGGAGCGCAAGCGCCTCACCTAGAGAACGTCTACGGCTCTGCTACTGACCAGTACGGTCAGGCCATTGACCAGATCAACGGGATGCAACCCGAAGTGCAGGATCAGGTATCCGGCGCATTCGATCAGGCACAGGGCGGCTACGGCAACCAGATGCAGGGCGGCTACGCCTCTGGACTACAGGGCCAAGTCGGCCCCAACAGTTATGTAAACGCCCTGAAGGGCGACATGATGAACGACGCCCAGCAGATCAAGCAACAGAACCTCGGAGGTCTGGACGCCAGAGCGGCGGCATCAGGCATGTCGGGGTCGTCCGGGTATCACAACTCTGCAAACACGATGGCTAACAACGTAGACAAGGCCACGATGCAGGGCATGAACAACCTCGGCTTCCAAGCGCATAACGCTGGGGTACAGAACCAGATGAACCTAGCCAACATGATGGATCGCAATCAGCAGTTCGGCGTGAGCAACATGCAGAACATGCAACAGGGCGCGATGAACCAGTTCAACCCGGCGATGGCAGGACTGAACGCTACAGGCGCTTACGGCCAGATCATCGGTGGCCCCACCACGCTGACCCAGTCCGCTGGCGGCGGCTCAAGCAGTTCAAACAGTTCTGGCTTCAGCAACGGCATGAACGTCGGCATGAACACGAACCAGAGCGGTGGCTTCGGCAACTCGGCTGGCGGCTCTTCAGGCTCAGGCTCATCGAGCGGATGGTCGTTTGATCCGGGCGGTGCAATGACCGGCATGGGCGGAATCATGGCGGCATCTGATATCCGGCTGAAGGAGAACATCAAGCACGTAGAGCAGGTAGACGGCGTCAACCTGTACACATGGGACTGGAAAGATGACGCACCTGTCACCTCCGATATGAACTACGGAGTGATTGCACAGGACGTGGTTAACAGCCACCCAAGCGCAGTATCAACTGGTGACCACGGATACATGATGGTCGATTACAGCAAGTTAGGCAGGGCCGGTGAACTGGCTGTTGCAAGGATGGGAGTTTAATCATGGGCGGAAGAAGCAGAAGCAGTAACAGTTCATCGAGCGGCAACGCTAGTAGCAATATGGCCAGCGCACAGCAACAGGTCGGCACAGCCACTCAGAAGGGCACCAACGATTGGCTAACAAACCTAATGGGCAACCAGTCATCAATGATCGGTTCTGTATTAGGCCCGCTGATTGAGGGTGGCCAGAAGATGATGAATGACAACCCCGGCATGAAGAACTTCATGGCCGACACGGGACAGAAGGCTCAGGAGTTGGGTCAGGCTGACTGGCTACAGAACTTTGCTGAAGCGGCGAGGGGATGGGCACCTACCCCGCAACAGCCACAGCAACAGCCGGGACAGCAGACACCTTTCTACTTTAAGGGTCTCGATGAAGGCCAGCAGGCTAAATACAACCAGTACCTAAATCATCAGGCGAAGTACGGGAGATAAAAATGGCAATTATGGACTACGCAAGTGAGGCTGACGCCTACAAGCGTTTGCTTCAGACGCCAGAGATTGGCGTCACAGAGGCGCACTACAATGCTCCCGCACAGGCACCGGCACAGGCACCCACATCTTTAGCGGCGTCACAGGCACAGCCTGAGAGCCTTCTGGAAATGCCACAGTCTCCGCTTGAGCAGGTCGTGGAGAAGAACGGCAAGGCTAAGACACTCGGCAAGATGGCGCTCACGGCGCTGTCCGGCGGACTGCTGGCTCCCGTCCTGATGCCCGAACTCATGGGCGCTGGCAAAAGGTACGAAGCCGACATGGAAGCCTATAAGAAGCAGAAGACCACGGCTAACTTGGCGGAGCGGATCTCTCAGATCGACTTCGACAATATCCAGCCAGAAGACGTTCCGTACCTTGAGTTGGCTAGTGGCAGTCTCGGTGAGTTCGGTACTGACATGCTCGCATCTCAAATGGTGGGCATAGGCGGTGACGAAAAGATTGCTGAAGCATATGGCTACACCCCATACCAGTGGTCACAGTTAAGCCCAGAGAAGAAGCGTGACCTGAGCGACAGGTACTTGGATCAGACCGGCGGCGAAGGAGCCTTCGACTACCGACAGAGGGCAGAGGGCAAATCGCCCGAGCAAGTGCAGGCGGGGAAAGAGGCTGAACTATTTGGCTCTGGCCTTGGCCAGCAATTCTCAGACGACCGAAAGCTGATCACTAGCGTTCAGGGTCAGGTCTTGGCGCAGGATCAACAGTTAGAGTCGCTTCAGGGCGTCAGGGATGACCTAGCAGACCCCAATAAAGAGGGTCTCACCGGATGGCCTAGGATTGTGCGTAACTTCCTGAACGCGAATAACTACACTGACGGCGCAATGGATGCAGAGATGGCTACCGGCGTTGTTGATCTTATCTCTCAGGCAACCTTCGGCGCTCTGTCGCAGAGTGAATTGAACTTGCTGAAAGGCGGGTTGATGGATCCGAACAAGTCGATGGAATACAACATTGGAACCCTTGACAAGGCAATGAAGCGAATCGAGAACGAAAGAGAGTTGACCCTGTCTGAAGCCAAGGGCGCGTCTGACAGGTACAAAGACTGGGACGGCCAAGACGACTACGGCAAGCTGTTTGAGAATGACTGGCTTTACAACAACGTCGGAGAGGGTAGCAGGATTGCTTCTATCCCAGCCTACGGTAACAAGGAAGAGATCAGCTTCAAAGACTACACGGAGTTCGCGCAATCACAGCGTGGCCCTTTCGATGAGCCGCTGACTCGCGATGAACTGATAATGGGATTCGCTGAGTTGAGGGAGCAGTCAGAGGGTGAATACAACGCCATGATGGAGAAGCAGAAAGCAGACGCAGAGGCGGCAAAGCGAGCGAGGCTCGGCCTTGATCGACCGTGGCCGACAGTGGCTGGACAGGAGTAGATATGGATATCCACGAATGGAAAAGACAACAGAAGGAAGCTAAGGCGGCAGAAGAGGCTTCAAGGCCACAGGCACCGCCTCAGTCAGAAGTTGAGAAGACCTTCTCTGGCTTCATGAGCAACCTCGGGACTGACGCTCTCAGTATCGGCAAGGGACTTGCCTACCCATTCCAAGAGCCGGGAGAGTTTTTCGGTGGAATGAAGAGCCTTGTTGTTAACGAAGAAGGCGAGTGGGACGCTGGCGGTCTAGTGGACGCTGGCGGTGCTGTCGTGGATCGCTACAAAGAGATCGCGTCAGACCCGACTCAGTCACTGTATGACCAGCCCCTATCGACAGCGATGGACATTGCGTCTCTGGCCTTTCCGGTCAGGGGCGCGGCCAAGCTATTGCCTGATGGGTCTACTGTGCAGAAGGCGACCGAGGGCGCGGCTAATGTAATCCAGAACGCTGACCCCTTTGCGCTGGCTGGCACAACCATTGCGGCAGGCAACGCGGCATTCACCAACCCACTTAAAACAACCGAGTCTGTTGTTAAGCCGAGCAACGCGAAGACCAGCAAGCAACGCAACCCCGTTTATCGTCAGCAGGTGATGACTAGCGCACTTGAGCGCGGTATCGAGCCAAACGAGAGAGGCATGGCGAATCTACAGGGACAGCTAGACACGCAGTTGAAAGAAATTGACAGCGTGATCATGAATTCCAAAGTCACCATACCTATGGACGATATTACTGGCGGGTGGGAGTCTTGGGCCAAGTCGAAGGTGTCGCAGACTGACGCCAACTGGTCTGACATGCAGAATGCCGTCGAGGCGCAGGGCGCAAAGATCAAGTCTCAGTATTCGACAACCCCCGAGGGCGACACCATCGTGGGCATTCAGCCAGATGGTCTACGGGACATGCGTATCTCTGCTGACAGGCAGGTCAACCACAATAAGACAAACCTAGTTGATGACTCGGTTGGCAGTCAGGTGGATAAGCTGTACGCAGACTATCTGAGAGAGAAGCTGGGCGAATGGATACCTGAAGTAAAACCACTTAACGCGGAGGCGAGCACACTATTCGATATCGATGACATGTATCGCTCTGCGGCTAACAGGATAGGTAATAACAATCCGATACCCCTGTCGGGCACGATTGGTGCGGCGGGTGGAAGTGGTGCCATCGCGGCAGGCATTGCCACTGGTGACTGGAAGCCAGCGGCTATTGCGGCTGGGGCAAGCATGATTCCGTCTGCCATCAACTCTGCGGCAGGGAGAATGAACCGAGCGGGATCTTCCTACAGGTCTCGACGTGCAGGTGGCGGTGACAATCCCGTGTCAGGTCTGTTTGGCGCGGCGGCACGTGATCGCAACAACGTACCGTTCTATCTCCGACAGGGCGGCAACGCACTGGAAGGACTCTTCTCTGAGGTGCAATCACAAGAGGAGGAGCGGTAATGGGCTTATTCAGTATAGCCAAAGATCAGGCACCGAAGGCCGGTGCCGCCATTGCCGGGCTGATGGGTTTAGGTCAGTCTGAGGATGCGGAAGCTGGCCCGGCTCTCGCTCTGGCGAAGGGCATCGATCTGGATAGGCTGGTAAGCGCATGGCAGAAAAAGGTCTCCAGAGAGCCTGACATCGCTCCTGAGACGCACCTACAAAATATCATGCACGATAAGGGCTTCGTTAACTACAACGACTGGGCTACACACGCTCGGAAACAGGACGGCGGCAAGAACGGCGAGACCTATTTCGCCGGGCTGAAGCCCATGCTCCTCGATATCTCCAAGCACTCGAAGGTGGCAAAGGATAACCGGCTGAGGCTGGGCCTAACCAAGTACGCGAAGACTCGCTTCGCTGATCGCAAGGCTCAGGGATTCCAGAAGGGCGCGGCCACCATCGACTCGCTGTTGCCAGTTGCCGGTATAGGCGCGGCGGCGGCGGCTCTGTCTGCACCCCACATCAAGGACTCAGGAATGATCAGCGCCCCACGCAGTGAGGGTCTAGCTGACTTCACGATGGGCGCACGCGACCTACAGCGAAACCTAGAGGGCAGTCCCATGAGTTTGCTGTTCCCCGAGGGGGTCGTGAACTATCTGGAGACCGCCAACCGACGAACTGAAGACCCGAACGCTAAGACGCGTCTGGGCGCACTACTGGACTTCTTATGAGTTACGCAAGAGCAAGACTGGCGAACAGAGTCGCACCCGTACTTCAGGACGAAAGCCTCTCGGAGACTATCGAGGGCGGAGTGAAGAAGGGACTCATGGCGGCGGGCTTCGATGAGGACTCCGCGAACAGTGCGGCCCCTTGGCTGTCGCTGATACCGGAACTCCTGCCGGGAGTCGGTGGCGTCGTAGGTGCTGACAACACGCGTAAGCACATGGCCGATGGCAACTACGGCATGGCCGCACTTGAGGGTGGCCTGACGGTCGCTGGTGAGGCGCTACCTGTCATAGGTGATCTGGCGAAGTGGGCGATACTCGCCCCCGCACTGGCGAAGAAGACGAAGGTTCCCGAGGTGCGTCGCAGTACCGAGG